CACTTCGGAATTAGCTGTATACTGAATAGTATTAACAACCGCATTATTCACAAAGAAGTAAAGTTTTGTTGGTTTGACAACAACTACCCCATTTGCTTTGTATACCGCGTTTGATGTTATACCTACAGCATTTGCTGTGAGATTCAATACTGTACTATTTGATACGCTGTTAACTCTGAATATAAAATCACTACCACTGAACTTAATAAAATCACCACTGGATAAGTCTGTTGAGAAATTAGTACCTACTCCAGTCACTATTGGACTAGTTGCATTACTACTTGCAGTACCAGTTAACGCAGCACTTAACGATGAGTTTACAAAAGTGTTGGTAGTTAGCATTCTGATGAATGTTGTATTACCAGTCACAACTCTACCATAAGCAATAGTACCACCATTGATCTGATTAATAATATCATTATCTGAAGGGGGAATTACAGATCCTCTCACTGTAAGATCGGCGGATGGCTTAGTAGTTAACTGATTAATATATTCACCAGCAATAAAGGTACTAGATGTCAATTTATTAAGTCTTATATACTGGTCTCTTACTTCATATCTTATGGTATACGGATCCCTGAACACAGTGAATGGTTTAAAGTTATATCCACCACCTGGATTAATACCACCAATTGAAATAACTGTACCGATATTATAGTTTTCATAGTTGAGAGTAGATCCTAGTGTAGATGTGAGATTTGCTTCAGGATCATTTGGAAACCCGTAAGTTGTAGCGTCTAACTGAACTGGTAGATAGTCTTTAATTTTATCATTGTTAACTACAATAGTATCAATAGCCTTAATAGCTCCTAATTTATAGGCAGCATTCTGACCCACACCTACAAAGTACAAGTTAGCTGTAATACCGGATGCTTCACCATAGATATAATTTCCAAGATTAGCTGTGAATGTACCAGATGTGTTTTGTAATCCAAGTACGATACTATTTCCACCAAGGACAGTACCATTAGCTGTTCTATCTTGAACATTGAATATTGATGCTGATGTGTTTGCTATGAGAGTTGCATTAGCAAAATTACCGCTATTAACCATTACTTGAATGGAGCCGTTAGCTATAACAACCGTGTTTGCAACTAGGTTAGGAGCTGCACTATCAATAACCAACTCTGAGTTACTTGTGATTGTTACAACTCTGTAGAAAGAGTTAGATGATTGAAATTTAATGTAATTGTTTACTGCTAACTCTGAAGTAAACTTGGTACCTCTTCCGGAAACTAGAACAGCATTAGCTATAGCATTAACAGTTATTAGACCAGATATTTCTTGCTGGTTAACACCAACAATAGTACCAGTAGCAACGTTGGCTGTACTATTTGATCCAACAATATTAGCACCCAACTCAAACTGTACATTGGCACCGTTGAATGTTAGTAATGACATTGGTTGCGTCACAACCTCGTTGTCAAAGAAATATATTACTTCTTGATGAGAGTTAGCAACGTTTTCAATACCGACTGTTTTATCTGCAGTAATCTCTACTGTATTTGATCCATAACAAGTTCCACCATAAACCAACTGAAAAGATATCTTACCAGTTGATTGACCTGTAGCAGTTACTCTAGCTTTACCAAGAGTACCTCTACCAGCAGATATAACATCAACAATATCACCCTCATTGAAATCCTTACCTGGATTTTCAATTACAATTGATGATAGTGATCCAATGATCCTTGGACTATCAGTGAGATTATTATCACTGGTTATATTCTCAAGATATTGAAACTGACCAGATACATCTGATACGATTAACAAATCAAAGAATTTACCACCAATAGATCTTCTACTTGAGCTCTCAACGAATGCAGTAGTACCTGATGAAGAACCGGTAATAACCTTACCTACAAATGTGGCATTCTTTGGTGATAATGACACTTCAAGATATGTTGGTACATTCCACTCACCATCAGAAGTTCTTATTACATCAGCACCAGGAAAATATGTTTCTACATCAGACTCATTGTATAGCTCCTTGAAAAGGAGCTTAGTACCTTGCTCAGTACCTTTTGATCTATAGAAATCTAATGAGTGCTTAATATTAGACTTTACTTTATCATTGACAAGCGGGCCAGTCGCAACATACTTTTCTTTAAAATGTACTAGGAATTGATCAATAGTTTTATCAATATCTCTATACTCTAATAAGTTTCTAGAATAGAATAGATCATTATTGCTCTGCTGCGCCCATCTATAATATTCTGTAACAAACTCAATAAAGTTGTTACCCTGCTCCCTGTAAAATTCAGGGAACTGGTTCTTAATAAAGATTGATATGTTGTCTTCTATATTTTTCATTTGAGAACTGGTACCATGGTAACGGCAACATCTTCTGGTTTGATTCGTAATAAGCGTTGTAGTGATGAACTATAATCTTGAGACGCCAACTGTACATACACCTTGATTCCTGTACCACTAAACTCTGGAATATTGAATCCTGAAATACTAATAGTTCCGGTATTGTAGTCAATTGTACCAATATTCTTAACTTCTACATGTTCTGTTTCTGTTACTCTAATGATACGAATATTACCCTCGCCATCATCTTCTAACTGGCTAGTAACACCATCATATATGAATGGTGTTGATGATACACCTGCATCAGAATATATTGGATGGTTTGACTGACTTGGGGTAGTTACTAATATTGGTGTATTGAAAAATAAAGTTGTTTTATATTCAGTATTCAACTCCGGGGTAAATATAATATAGGGGTTAATACTCGTATCGTTATTAAGGATAGAGTTATCCGAGTTATCAATATCAGTAACAAAATTACTATATCTAAAGTCCGAATTAAAGTCATTCAAGTATGTAGTATTATACTGAACAATGCTATTAAGTACTTTAGTCTTAATCTGATCAGAATTAAGATTTGTTATTTTTGGATTAAACTTGACAAAGCTGACGACACGTAGGTACACATATGATGGAGAAACAATCTCTGGTGTGAAACCAAGAGGTACCTTATCTAGCAGGAAGTTTTTATATGACTGCTTCTTACCTTCTGGAATAACATCAAAGCTACCTGACTTCACTGATATGAATATCTTACCATATTGAGGAGGATCTTCCTTCTCACCGCCATACACAGAAATAGCTTCGATATCTGGAAACTCTCTGATCAGTAGATTTGTGTAGTCATTCTCAGTGATTGCTCTCTCTTGAATCTGAAAGTTTCTAGGAGCATTATACTTAATAGATGAAATAGATTCAGAAATAGCGCCATTGATAGCCTCTGTATTAACTGTGATAGAAACATTAGCATGTCCATCGATACTTGAGTTATTTACAAAATTATCTACGCCATTTGGTAACTCACCATTACAGGTTCTATACGTAACGCCAATAACAGCTCCATTCTTAGGAGCTCTACCGTAGGTGTCATCTCCAAACACTAATTCATACTGTTCATTTTCACATGGCTGAACAAAGAACACACTTGAGTTAGAATTCAATCCAAATAATGAGAATGCTTGTGTATATGTGAATACATTGGCTCCACTATTCTCAGAAACGGACACTTCAACACTAGTCGTGTCGATATTAGGATTTGTTAATACGTATCGTTGACCTGCCAGTGCACTATTTTTAATAAACGTATCGGAAACGTATACGCCTTCATACAAAGATACTCCAAACGCTGTATATACTCCATTACTTGCTTCTGTAATAGCAACATCATTAGGTAAGCTGAATGTAAATGTATTTGATCCGAGTCTTGATGAAAACGTTGTCTTACCAGGAATAACAACGGATAATACCGATGTACTCGGAGTAATAGCAATATTGACATTAGCTACTGCTGATCTGAAAGATCTTGGAAGATAGTTAAGCTCCTTAGCATGTGATACAACGCTATCTCTTAACTGAGCTGAATCCAAGAACATCTCACTAGCAACCATGTTTAAATAGAACGTGTTCAGGTATGTGTTATATGCTAGCACATCTAGCAGCACACTAATATTAGATCCGTCAAAATTATAGTCTTGGAACTTTGCCTGTGATTTCAAATGATTTTTGAACGACGTTTTAATTCCGTTAAAATCTAGATCCACTAGGTTGATAGATGTATTGGCCATTATCGTATTCTTGAAAGAAGGAAGCTGATGGAGACAGTTTCTGGGTTATTTATTGTGGTAAAATACAACGTGAGGTTGAACGTGTGATTATCCTCATCCGCAGATACCGAAGCGGTTATTGTTTTTATTCTTGGCTCGAAGTTTTCTACAGCTGTTTTTATTTCAGTTTCAAGTGAGGTGGTAGTGAACTCTGTATAATTTTCAAACAGAAGACCAAGCACATCACATCCAAAGTCAGGGTAAAACATTCTTTCACCCTTCCTGGTAAATATAATATTCTTTAGAGCAGATATAATAGAGGCTTCGTTAGTTTGCCTTGCTATATCTTTAGAACCGTAGTTCTTATTAAAGTTGACGTAGAAATCACTATACCTCTCGTTTATGAGAGGTGTGTTTGTGAATTTATCTGAGTACTGTGTTACTGCCATTTATCCTCCAGCAAATACATTCGGTGATCCTGCAGCAACACTTGTGCATGCAGTAATTGCATCTCCAATCCTTCCACACCCCTTACTATTAATAAAAACAGTACCTGATCCAGTTGTTATTGGAGCTGCATGTGATGGACAAGGTGCACCAGGCAGTAGATGCACGGTATTGAGATCACCTTGTCTACTAACTGCAATACTATTACAGAATACATCACCAGACCCCTGAGCTCTGGCTGGGGTGCTGCAATGTGTTACA